TACAAAGATGGAGATGATAACTTAAGACAAATTCCTGTTATGTATGGAGATATTACACGTCAGGTTGGGCACATTCTTAGAGATAATTCTGAAAATAAAATTCCAAGTGCTCCGCGTATTGCAATTTATATGACCGGATTAGAATTAGATCGTGATAGACTTGCAGATGCAACATTTGTTGGTAAAGTACATTTACGAGAAAGAACATACGATACCGACAATGAAGAATATCTTAATACTCAAGGTAAAAATGTTACTGTTGAAAGATTAATGCCAACTCCATACAAGTTACAAGTTAATGCTGACATTTGGTCAACTAATACAGATCAAAAACTACAAATTATGGAACAGATTTTAATGCTGTTTAATCCAAGTTTAGAAATTCAAACAACAGACAACTATGTAGACTGGACCAGTTTAAGTGTTGTTGATTTAGAAAGTGTTACATGGAGTGGAAGAAGTATTCCAACTGGTACAGAAAGTGAAATTGATGTAGGTACTCTTTCTTTTACAACTCCAATTTATATTTCACCTCCAGCAAAAGTTAAAAAACTTGGTGTTATTACAAATATCGTGATGAGTATTTTCAATGAAGAACAAGGTACCATCGATTTAGGTGAAAGTTTTCCAGAACTTAAAGCACATAATGATTCATTTTCAGAAAGACCTGCTCAATCAGAATCTGATGGGCCTGCAAAACGTAAAGACACTGCCGGAATTGCTTTAACTGCATATAACGATTACGATATACTTGTAATGGGTAACGAAGCACAACTAATACACAAGGGTGTTGTTGGTAATACATCTTGGACTGGTTTCTTAGATGCTATTCCTGGCACATTTAGATCAGGATTAAGTCAATTACAATTAACAAGACAGGACCTTTCTCAAAGTATTAATGGTGCAGTTGCAATTAATCCAAACGACGAAACTAAACTTGCTATTACTTGGGACAACGACACACTTCCAAGCGACACAGTTATTTCAGGTTCAACAGGAGATCGAAATAAGATAGATTATATCATTGATCCTAAATCATATAACCCAGCAACTATCAAAAATCCTGGAGTAAGAATACTACTGTTAGGAGATATTGGATCTACTGGAAACTCTGATGGTCCTGATGCTTGGAAGAATGCAGACAACAGCGACTTTACAGCCAGTGAAAATGATATTATCGAATGGACTGGTTCTAAGTGGCAAGTACTGTTTGATGCAAGTACAGAAACAACAATAACATACACAACCAATCTAAATACCGGTATTCAATACAAATGGACTGGTACAGAATGGATTCTTTCCTTTGAAGGTGAATATCGAAACGGAACCTGGCGCATACAATTTTAAATAATTACTTGTATGAGCAGTAAGATTACCTGTAGTGGAGCATTATTCTATGCATTAGAAACTAAACGCTTTCTATTTTTGCATAGAACACAAAGCAAACAAAATAATGTTTGGGGATTAGTTGGTGGTAAAAACACAACCGACGAAACTCCATTCTCTGCATTGAGTAGAGAAATCAAAGAAGAAATTGGTGAAGTACCAAACATTGTAAAGCATATACCTTTAGAAACTTTTATCAGTTCAGATGAAAAATTTAATTTCCACACATATCTTGTTGTAGTAAAAAATGAATTCTTGCCAAATCTAAACGAAGAACACGACGGATATGCTTGGGCAAGTTTTGGTAAATGGCCTAAACCTTTACATCAAGGTTTAAGAAACACACTTCAAAACAAAACTAACATTACAAAATTAGAAACTGTATTTGAATTAGTAAAACTATTAGAGGAATAACATGATCAAAGTATATGGCGACATTATGCTGGATCGTTGGATATTTGGTTCTGCTGATAGGGTTAGTCCCGAAGCACCTATACCTGTATTATTAGAAACAAATCAAACTTTTAGCGTAGGTGGTGCAGGTAACTTAGCGTTGAATATTTCTTCTATTAACGGTGATGTAGAATTATATGGCTCAGTAGGACAAGATAAAGAAGGATTTAAATTATTAGAATTAATATCTCAAACAAATGTTAACTGTAATGCAACTTCTGAAGACGTTACAACAACTACTAAGACAAGACTTGTAGGGCAGGGCGGACAACATATCTTACGCTGGGATAGAGAAGAACAATATAAACTTCGTAGTTGCGAAGAACGTTTATTGCGGTCTTTAGAAAAGAATGATGTTGTTTGTATAAGTGATTATAAAAAAGGCGTTGTAAAAAAAGACACAGTTGAAAAAATATTAAAAATAACTTCTAAAGTATTAGTAGATCCTAAACAAGATCCGGACTTTTATAAAGGTGCTTGGTTAGTTAAGCCTAACATGAAGGAATATGTTGGTTGGTTTGGACAATTTACCAAAGAAAAAGCCTTACTAAAAATGCGTGAATACGATTGGAAAAATCTTGTAGTAACAGACGGAGCAAACGGTATTCATGTTATTGATGAAAATTTTAATTATAATCATTTTAAAGAAGATGTACTTGAGGTTGCAGATGTTACAGGTGCAGGCGATACAGTATTAGCAGTAATTGCTTATGGCTTAGAAAAAAATATGACTATTGCAGATAGTTGTAAACTTGCTTGTTATGCCGCGGCGCGAACTGTTGAACGCAGGGGTGTGGTAACAATTACAAAAGATGATTTAAAAGCAAAAACTGTCTGGACTAATGGTGTATTCGACATATTACATGAAGGACATTTTAAATTATTAAAATTTGCAAAGTCAAAAGGCAAAAAATTAATAGTTGGCATTAACAGTGACGATAGTACTAAACGTTTAAAAGGTGAAAATCGTCCTATCAATAACCAACTTCAACGTAAGATGAATTTAGAGTTATTGCCATGGGTAGACGAAGTTGTTATTTTTAATGAGGATACACCTATTAATGTAATCAAACAATTTAACCCAGACCTAATTGTCAAGGGAGGAGACTACACTGTAGAAACTACTGTAGGAAATGAATTGTGCCCAGTAGAGATTTTCCCAACAATAGAAGGTCATTCAACAACAAGTATTATAGAGAAAATTAAATGAAAATTTTAGTAACAGGACACGAAGGATTTATTGGTAGGAACCTTGCATCATATTTGCAACACAAAGGTCATGAAGTAGAAGGCTGGGAATGGCAAGAAAACAAATACCCAGATGCCCAACAATACGATAGAGTAATCCACTGTGGTGCTATAAGTTCAACGACCGAAGTAGATGTTGAAAAAGTTATGAAGCAAAATTACGAATTCACAATGAAACTGGTAGAGATTTGTGACATGATGGGAACCAGTATGCAATTTGCAAGTTCGGCAAGTGTATATGGTCCTGGTACTGACGGATTTAATGAAACATCTAAATGCCTACCACAAAGTCCATATGCTTGGAGTAAGTATTTGATTGATAGATGGGTAGCCGAATATCAAAATGATTTTAAAATTAACATACAGGGGTTTCGTTATTTTAATGTATATGGAAATTATGAAGACCATAAAGGAGATCAAGCAAGTCCAATAACTAAGTTTACCAAACAAGCCAAAGAACGTGGTGTGATTACATTGTTTGAAAATAGTGAAAATTACTTGCGTGATTTTATTAGTGTACAGGATGTGTGTTTAGTGCATGAAAAAATGTTAGAAAAAGACGTAAATGGTATTTTTAACTTAGGTACTGGTACTGCAACATCATTCAAAGACATTGCGTTAACCATTGCTAAAAAATATGATGCAAGAATAGAATACATACCTATGCCTGAAAAATTACGTGGTCAATACCAAGAATATACCTGTGCTGATATGACAAAAACATTAGAACAAGTAGAACATACGTTTATTAGACCTCAGGAATGGATACATGAGTCAAAATAATTGTAAAGTCGAGTGGTGGAGTGTTGTTCCAGGACTATCAAAAGTAGAGCCTGTCCAGTCTGCCAGTAAATTTATACCTTCTTGGTTTAAAAATATGCCAAGGTTCCTTGATGAAAGCAATTATGCAGACAAAGGAACTTTAAAAAATTGTCCCGGGTTTGTTGATTACTATAAAAATGCTTATGTAGTTACTATGTGGTGCGATTTTCACCTCAACGTTGATAAAGACAACTTTGCATGGCATTCAAGTAATGAAGACTTTACCATGAGTTTGCATTACGGTGAACAATTTAGAAATCATTTACCAGAAAATTCAAAAAATCAATTTTTATGTGTTGCAAAAACAGATTGTCCTTGGCGTGTAAGAACAAGTCCTGGTTGGGCAATGATGCAATTACCAATGTTTTATGAATTTAATGAATATTTTGATTGTATGCCTGGTATAACACATACCGAATGGAGTCATCAGATCAATCAACAACTACTAATTAAAAAAGAAGGTGAATTTTTAATTGAAAAAGGTACACCTTTAGCAATGTATGTTCCAATTAAACTTACAGACTTAGAAACTACTGTACAAGACGAGGACGAAGACAAATATCGTGCAAGTTTTGTTAGTAATATGATATTCCAAAGTAAGTTTAGAGGTGCATACAAAAAATTTAAAGATAAGTGGAGTAAAAAATGAGTCGTCTTGAAGGAAAAGTTGAAAAAGGCTGGGGATACGAATTAATCTGGGCAACAAATGACAAGTACTGTGGAAAAATTATGGTATTTGAAAAAGCAGGTGCAAAATTCTCCATGCATTTTCATAAAGAGAAAGACGAAACATGGTTTGTTAACAGTGGACGCTTTGAAGTAAAGTGGATTGACACAAAAGATGCTATATTATACACCAAAGAATTAAAACCAGGTGACACTTGGCATAATCCACCACTACAACCGCATCAACTTACAGCACTTGAAGACGGTAGTTCAGTAAGTGAAGTAAGTACACCTGATTCAGTTGAAGATAATTATAGAATTATTCCAGGCGATAGTCAAAAAGATGTTATAAAGAAAAATAATCCGCCGCCGATGCCTACTTAGTCTTATTTTTAATCCAACGATAAGCCGCATAGGCTA